AGAAAATGGGATGGCACTACAATCACCAGGCGTACAAGTTACGGTAATCGACGAGAGTTTTTATACACCAGCTGAACCTGGTACTACACCTCTTATCGTAGTAGCAACAGCGCAAGATAAAACCAACGGAGCGGGCACAGGCACTGCTTCAGCAACAACTAAAGCCAATGCTGGCAAGGCATTTAAATTAACTAGCCAGCGAGATCTAGTAGATCTGTTCGGTGTACCTTTCTTTGAACAGACAGCTAGTTCAACACCAATTCACGGCAGTGAAAGAAACGAATATGGACTGTTAGCAGCATACAGCCTGCTAGGAGTCAGCAATGCAGCATTTATTGTTCGTGCAGATATTGACCTTGATCAATTAGAAGCACAAGCAGATGCTCCAGGCGCAAATCCCACAAATGGACAGTGGTGGATTGACACACAAGCAACAACCTGGGGTATTCAGGAATGGAATGGCCAAGCAGCATCTACAGCAGGCGGTCAAAAGTTTTCTAATAAGGTACCTTTAGTATTAACAGACGCAGATTATCCATCTAAGATCGACGAAAACAATGCTCCAAAAGCATCTGTGGGACAGATCGGCGACTATGCTGTAGTATTTCAAACAGTAGAAGGTGACACCAGTTTCGGTGCTGAAGAAGAATACGCTAGAATGTATTACAAGTCTCCTGGAGCTCCGGGATCGAACGGCGACGTAGATTCAGTAGAAGCAGGAGAATGGGTGCTAGTCGGGTCAAATAAATGGAAGTCTAGTTGGCCAGTAGTATCTGGGTCAGCAGTATCTGGAGCAGTTACAGGAACATTTTTTATAAACGGCTCATCAATTCCGGCAGGCACTACCACAGCAATGGCTGCATCAATAAACAGTGCAGCTATAGCCGGAGTTAGCGCACAACAAATCGGTACTAGATTATACATTTATTCAAATGGTACCTCTGCAGCTGACGGTAGTCCAGGCGATTCGACTGGTGCTGACGGGCAAGTTTTCCTAGACGGGGATTGGTCAACCTTAGGTATTACTGCTGGATTATATCTATCTCCAGCCCTTACTCAAAGTCCGCACACATCTGTGCCTACCTATAAGCGTTCTGAAAATACCAATACTGTAGGCGGCGCACCAAGCGGATCTATATGGATCAAAACCACAGAACCTAACAACGGTGCTCGATGGAGAGCTAAACGCTGGAGTTCGGCTACACTGTCTTGGGTAAGTTCTGAAGCTCCAATATATGCAACCACAACTGCAGCACTGTATTTCTTGGATCGCAGCGGCGGTGGTGTAAACATTGCACAAGATGCATTGTTTGTACAGAGCAATGCAAAAGAAAACAGCGGATTCGATACAACACCTAACACAGCTGAATTCCGTATATGGTATAGAAATGTTGCTGTCGGCACTGCTACCAGCATTACTTCAAATATTATCAAAGCCGGTCCAAGCACTATTTCGCCGGGATCAAAAACATTTACAATTGCAGAATCACTGAAAGGTAGTCTAGCTCTAGACACTGCAAAATCTATTACTTTTACTGCAGCAGGCACAGCAGCAGATGCTGACACAATGGCAGCAGCGATTAATGCAGCAGGATTTGCTAACATTGTGGCTTCTGTAACTGCAGTTAGTCCTACTACAAATAGACTAACCATTTCACATACACTAGGTGGTGATTTTACACTAACAGACACTGTAGGCACAGCAATTCAGGACATTTTCACAGTTTACAGTTTAGAGACAATGGCAGGCACAGAAAATTTCTATGCACCAGCTGACCCGTTAGCAGTAGCTTATGATTATTTGGCATCTGGATGGAAGCCATTAGCAGCTACAGATCCAAGATTTTCAGCATCGCCAGATGCGCCATTGAATGAGCCGTTAGACGGTCAGTTATGGTTTAATCAAAACTATTCAGAAGTAGATATCATGATTCATAATGGTAATACTTGGGTAGGCTATAGACATTCTACAGCACCATTCGCTGAGCTTAACACAAGCGTAAGACCTAACTATGCTCCTATTGTAGCAGCTTCAAATCCTTACAGAAGTGGTACTCTTACTGGGGATTTATGGATCAGCACAGCTGACATGGAAAATTTCCCAACTATCTATAGATACAACGCCAATCTAGAAGGTGTTAGAGACGATGCTGAAAAATGGGAACTAGTCGATAAGTCAGATCAGACTACAGAAGACGGTATCCTGTTTGCAGATGCTCGTTGGAATACCGCAGGCACTTCAACATCAGAATCTACTATTGCAGATTTACTACAAAACAACTTCTTAGATCCAGATGCACCAGATCCAGCATTATATCCAAAAGGTATGTTGTTGTGGAATCTACGTAGAAGTGGTGGTAACGTTAAACAGTATGTTAACGGATATATCGACACTGCTACAGATAATCCAAGAACAAGCGCAGGTACACTTGCAGGAAACGCTTTTGTCAGCGGTTCCGGACTAAGCATGGAAACATATTGGACAGATCGTTGGGTTACAGCTTCAGGTAATAACGAAGATGGTTCTGGTACATTCGGTCGTCATGCGCAACGTAAAGTCGTTGTACAAGCATTGAAGAGTGTTGTTGACACAAGCTCTGAGATCCGTGACGAAGAACGTCGTAACTTTAACTTAATTGCTGCTCCTGGATACCCAGAACTACTAAGCAATCTAGTTAACCTAAACATTGACCGCGGTGTTACAGCATTCGTAGTTGGTGATACACCATTGCGTTTACCAAGCGATGCTACAAGTTTAACCACATGGGGTACTAACGCTAACCTAGTTACAGACAATGGTGATGACGGTATTGTTACTTACGACGAGTACTGTGCAGTTTATTATCCAAACGGATTTACCACAGACCTTAGTGGCGCATCAGCAGTTGTTCCAGCGAGTCACATGATGCTGAAAACAATTACTCTAAGCGACAATGTAAGTTATCCATGGTTTGCTCCAGCAGGTACACGTCGTGGTGGCATTACTAATGCAACCGCAGTTGGCTATATCGATGCACTAAGCGGCGAATTCCAAACTGTGGCACTAAACGAAGGTCAGCGTGATACACTTTATGATCTAAAAGTCAATCCAATCCCATTTTTCAACGGAGTTGGTTTAGTTGCTTATGGTCAGAAGACTCGTGCAAGAAACGCTTCAGCATTAGATCGTATTAACGTAGCACGTCTAGTTGTATACCTACGTAGTCAACTAAACAAACTTGCTCGTCCATATATCTTTGAACCAAATGATAAGATTACTAGAGACGAAATCAAGCAGGCCGTTGAAAGTCTATTACTTGAATTAGTAGGTTTACGAGCACTATACGACTTTGCGGTTGTTTGTGATGAAAGCAACAACACTCCAGCAAGAATCGATCGTAACGAATTATATGTCGACATCGCGATTGAACCTGTTAAGGCAGTTGAATTCATTTACATTCCATTGCGTGTCAAGAACACAGGAGAAATTTAAAAATGGCAATTACATCACTTAACAACCTAGGAATTCCAACTCAAAACACAGCAGGCAGTACGCAAGTGCTGCTGATGCCTAAGTTAAAATATCGCTTTAGGGTCACATTGTTAGGGTTTGGAGTTGCCGCAGCAACTGAACTTACCAAGCAGGTTCAAGAAGTTACTAGACCAAAAGTTTCATTTGAAGAAATGACACTAGATGTTTATAACTCTAAAGTAAAACTTGCCGGCAAGTATTCACTAGAAAATGTAACACTAACATTGCGCGATGATGCTAGTGGTCAAGTACAGAAACTAGTTGGTCAACAGATCCAGAAGCAATACGACTTTATGGAGCAGGCTTCAGCACGTTCAGGTATTGACTATAAGTTTACCACACGCATTGAGGTATTAGACGGTGGTAATGGTACATTGGTTCCAGAAACTCTAGAAACATTTGAACTGTATGGCTGTTTCCTACAGAACGTAGACTACGGTGATGCTAACTACGCTACCAACGAACATATGACCGTTGCTCTAACAATGGCCTATGATAACTTGGTACAGTTTGCAGCAGGGGCAGCAGCCACAAGCCCAATCGGTGGTATTGGTGCAGCAGTAGGACGTTCACTTGGAGAGGCAGTAACAGGTGCTTCAACAACGCAAGGGTAATTAAACTTGTAATCAGAAAAAGCTCGATTTATTCGGGCTTTTTTTGTGACATAAATATTATTATGGCCAATTATTTTACAAGATTTCTAACTGGTGTTGCAGAGGGAGTACTTAATCCTAAAGGACAGCAAGCCAACTGGCAGCATGCCACTCGTCTATTCATAGACAACAGCATGAGGTTAGCTCCTCGAACTAAATTTAATTATTATGTGAGATTTGAACTAAACAAGTTTGCAATTAGAGCACCTTCGTTTACTAACAATCATGCAGAAGAAGTAGGACTATTAGTTAAGACCGCAGATTTACCTAAATTTACTTTTGATTCAGTGGTTAAGAATCAATACAACAGAAAAAAAATACTTTACAAGCAGATCAATTATGATCCAGTTAGTCTTACTTTTCACGACGATGCCGCAGGAGTTATCAACGCCATGTGGGCCATCTACTATGGCTACTACATAGGTGATAGACAAAATCCGTTGGCAGCCTATGAAGCCAATCACCTACGTCCGACCAAAACTCCCAAAGACAATTTTAGATACGGTATGGACAACGATATTACAGAGCCATTCTTTAAAAGTGTCAGCATTTATACAATGAGCCGCAGAAGATTCCTAGGCTACACACTAGTCAATCCGAGAATTAAATCGTGGAGTCACGGCAGTATGGACTATGCTGCTTCAGAGTTCAACGACAATACTATGAGTCTTGAATACGAAGCAGTAAAATATTCTGCAGGACAGGTTCGTTATAATAATCCTAAAGGGTTCGCCACTTTGCATTATGATTCAGTGCCAAGTCCTATTACGGTAGCAGGTGGCGGAGTAGCCACGCTCACAGGTGATGGTGGCGTACTCGACGGTATTGAACAGATTTTTGGTAATATTGAAAACGGGGTGGCCTTTGATAGCTTTGGCGGATTCTTAGGCACAGCTATAGGTGCTATTAACACCTACAAGAATGTAAGACAGCTGTCGTCAGCACAGTTAAAATCAGAAGCCATTAACATTCTCAGTAATCCTCGAAACATCAGCTCAGCGATCTCGACTGTAGGAGGAGTGGTAGGAAGTGTATTCCCAAAAAGTGCATCCACTGAACCAACTACCACAGGTGTACAACGTAAACTAACAGGACAATAATATGGCGACTAATCTGCCAAGTCAGACTATCGAAGACAGTGCTGCCGGTACAAAATTATATTTTGGATCTTACGGTGAAGCCGCGCTAGAATTCAATGCCAACGATGTTACTTATACTCAGGCATTTTTTGAATCTAAAGGGTTTGACAGCGATGCAGCCACCACAGTGGCTATGACTCTATTACGTCAGGCGAAGATAGACGGAACCCCCATTGGTCAGATTTTAGATAGTCTACAGTCATTTAACGGCTCGCAGCTCAGTCAAGTAGTCAGCGAAATCCTTAACAACAATCGTGTCCCTACTTCTATACTGGGATACAAAACCGCAGACGTAAAACCCAATCAAATAAGAAACATCGCAGCCTAATGGTTAAATTTGCACAAGGTCGTTTTGAAATGAAAAACCCTACCAAGTATGTGGGCAAAAAATCTCCATTGGCTCGCAGCAGTTGGGAATTTGTTTTTATGCGCATGTTAGACGAGCATCCCGGAGTGCAGAGTTGGGCCAGCGAAAGCATACAGATTCCTTATCGAGATCCGTTGACCGGTAAAAGCACTATCTATGTGCCAGATTTTTTTGTAGTATATGTAGATAAAACTGGCAGCAAGCATGCAGAGGTTGTCGAAGTAAAACCCAGCAATCATACATTTAGAGAAGCAGTAGGAAAAAGTCAGTATAATCAGCAGCAGTATGTGAAAAATATAGCCAAGTGGGAAGCTGCTACAGCATGGTGTAAACAACAAGGCATTAAATTTCGTATTGTAAATGAAGGAGATATTTTCCATCAAGGTGGCAAACGGAAATAAGTACAGTATGACTAAAAAACTAGAAGAACTGTTTAATTTAGATTCTGCAGATACTGCCGAAAAACCTGAGCCTGAGAAAGTACCAGTTCATCAAGAGGTTCGCAGTATTGATGATCAATACCGTGCAGTTCAAGAAATTACTCGAGGTCTGCCACAGATTAAAGAACTAGATGAGTTAGACGATAAAGAACTAGATCATTTGGCTACTAAAGCCGAACAAGCCTACGACGATCTAATGGACTTAGGCATGAATGTAGAAGTTCGATACAGCGGACGTATTTTTGAAGTAGCCAGCTCTATGATGGGCAATGCTATTGCAGCCAAAACAGCTAAAATTGACAAAAAACTCAAGGCAGTTGATCTACAACTTAAGAAGTTAAAAATTGACAAAGATTCCAACGAAGATCCTAATGATATTATCAATGGGCAAGGTTATGTAATCACTGATCGTAATGAGCTACTTAAAAAATTAGGGCAAAAGGACTAAATATTACTATGAAAACTTTTAAAGAATATCTTACCGAAAGCAAAAAAGTCTATAACTTTAAGGTAAAAGTTGCCGGCGAACTTCCTGAAAAATTTCAAGAAGGTCTAACTGCACGACTAGGTCGATGCGGTGTAATGTCCGTTAAAAAATTAACTACAACTCCGATACAAGAAAGTCCATTGGATTTTCCAGAATTAACTAATATGGAAGTCACAGTATTTGAAGTCATCTGCGAATATCCAGTTACTAGTCCTGAAATTACAGTAGAAGTTAAAAACATGGGCATTGACGAAGCTTGCTTTAGAGTTCGTGGTGCAAATGAGCCCAGCGAACAAGAGCAGATATTAGCTGCTGCTGAACCAACCGGTGAAGCACTGTTAGACGAAAACGATCTTGATGCATCAAATACTAAAATCAAACACAAAGATTACTTTGGTGATGATTTTAACAAAGGTTTCTTAAAAGATTTAAGCAAAACTGCTAAACAACAAAAGAAAGACAGCGGGCAAGGGGAATATAAACTACCCAAGACCAAACAAGATAAAG